TAGCCCGCGTCGAAGATGACGTTGACCGCCCCGATCTGTGGCAGGCAAATTGGCCAGATTTTGCCGAAAACCGGTGTGATGCGCGCCGGCTCGCATGTCACGTCCACCGCATAGTCGGTTGCCGGCATGGTTTGTAAGGTGCTGGCCATGTCCAGGTAGTTGATGGACACCACCGACTGGACCGGGCATTTCGGCAGTAAAACTGCGTGGCCCGGCAGAGAAAATGGCAGACCTGGGGGTATTCCCATCAGAGCAGGTCCGGGAAAGCTGTCCAGCACGAGCTTCCAGCGCGCCGTGACGACCTGCCTGCCGGTGAGGGTTTCTGCCGCCTGCCGCGCCGCCGAGATCAGCGCAGCAATCAAGGCATCATCCTCTTCAAAATCCACCCGCAGGTGGAGCTTGGCGTCTGCCAGCGACACCGGCTCCTCGGCGGGTGGGGTAACCAGCTGCAGCGGCATGGATCAGCCGATCACAGCACTTGCGCCACGGCGGCCTGATTACCAGTATCAGCCGGGGCAAAGCGCGGATTGATTCCGAGCACTTGCGCGGCCGTGAGGCTGGCGGCCACACCGACGGAAAGCGACAAGCGCACGAAGCCAAAGCCGTTCACCGTGTCCAGTTCTTCCGGCTTGACGTTGATCAGCGCCTGCTTGTTGGAGCCGCTGGTCGCTTGCGTGAGCTGCGTGATTGCCTTGCCGCTGATGTCCTTGGCGCCGGTGCCGGCACTGTCGGTGGCTTGCTGCAGCTTGGCGTCCAGCGTGGCGCTGGTGCCCAGTGCCCCGGACTGGATGACCGCGAGCAGGACGTGATGGTTGGCCACTGGAATCCAGCCCGTGGTCGCAGTGCCGGCGGCCTGACTGGCCGGATCGATGGAGGCGAGGACGGCGAGCAGTTCGCTGCCTTTTGCATTGAGGAACATTGGATTTCTCCTTGAGAGTCAGGCTGCGGATCAGCGCGCGCCGAGTTGGATGAAGGGCGACATCGTGGTGCTGCCCTTGGCGGGCGAGATCGCGGCGGTGATTTTCGATTGGCCGTCCATGCGGAAGGTCGTGCGAAACGCTGTCAAGTCGGCATCGAAGTACAGATGCATCGAGGTCGCGGTCTGCAAGCCACCGGCCTTGGTGATGGTCTGGTAATACTTGAGGTCCACCAGCAGGATGTCTCCCTGGCTGGAGAACGTGTTCGCGTGCTGCGAGACGAACACCGGACGCCCAAGTAAGGTGCCGTAGGGCGAAATTTGCAGGCCACCGACGGGCAGGCCCGTGGGCAGGTAGATCGGGTAATTCCCCAGCGTCAGCGTGAACAACGCCGGCAGCACGTCGTTGTTGACGATCCAGACCGCATTGGCAAACGAGCCCGCCGGCAGGCGCGCGATCATCTTGGCCAGGTTTTGCGGCACCAGCGTCTGCGCGGCCTGACCCGACTCCTTAGCCACCGTCACCGTGGCGCCGGCACTGAGCGCCCCGATCGGCACGCCGTTGCCAGCACCGAACAGGATCGACTCGTTGGTCTTCCAGCGGATCGAGAGCGCCACCTTTTCCGGCAGGTAGGTGGTCAGTGCGTTGGCGTCGTCCAGCAACTCGTCGGTGGTCGGCACCAGTGCCATCAGCTTCTTCAGTCGCAGCGTGGACAGACCCAGCGCCGGCTTGCTCGCCACGGCTGAACTGGCTTCACCCTGCCAGTAGGCGCGGATGCCATTGGTGCCCCAGGGCGTGGTTTCATCCTTGGGGAAGGCCATGCTGTTGCCACTGATTTCGACGTTGTCGGTGAGTGGCAGCAGCGAATCCTCACCGAGGGACAGCTTGAAGATCTCTTGCGAGAACTGCGGCGGCACCAGGAAGCCGCCGTCCTGGCCGGCAGCCTCATTGCTGAAATTAGTCGGTGCGGCTGCACCGATCCCGCCCAGCAGCAGCCGCGCATCGATCGACTGGCCTGGCTTGTCGGCCTGATAGACGGCTTGCATGAATTCGCCCACGGACCCGAAGCCGCGCTTGGGATCGGCTTCGCGGTTGTCGGTGACGATGGGGCCGATGACGCTGGCCACACTGATGCGCGCCTCGTCGGCGATCAATGCGGCTTCGCGGTCGATTGCAGCAGAAGAGGCGTCGATGCGCGCGCGCAGGGCATCGAAGGCGGTCACTTCTTCATCGGTCAAATCGCGCCCATCGGCGGCGGCGCGATCAATCAGGCTTCGCGCCTCTTTGACGAGGGTGGCCTTGCGAGCCTGAAGCTCGCGCAGTTGCTTACTCATAGATGGTTCTCCAGAAATGAAAAAACCACCCGAAGGTGGTTGTGGTTTGGGTACGACCGACGGGTCGTGTCAGCGATTGGCGCGGCTCAACGGAGCCTCGCCGGATTACAGAATGTCGAGCGTTCTTCGCGCTTGAGCGAGGCGGTTCGCTTTGGGTTTGGCTTGGGACTTTGCATCGCGGCGCATCTTCTTGACGACGTCGTCGAAGGTGGCAACGCCATCGACCATGTTCTGCGCAAGCGCAGCGTCCGCGCCGAGCACGCGGCCCTGGCCCATGCCGTCGCGCACTTGGGCGATCGGCACGCCACGGCCGCGCGCGACCGCCTTGGTAAAACTGATGTAGTAGTCATCCACGCGGGACTGCATGAAACCTTGGGCATCCTCGTCCAGCGGCGCATACGGATTGCCCTCGACCTTGTACTTGCCGGCCGAGATCAGCGTCGGTTTGACGCCCCCGGCGGCCAGCGCCTGCGAATGGTCGAAATGGGCCTGCCAGACGCCGATGGAGCCGACTTCGCCGCCTGGCGACACATAGAACTCGGAGGCAGAGCACCCGATCCAGTACGCAGCTGACGCCGCCAGGCTGTTGGCAATGGCCACCACAGGCTTCTGTGCGCTGGCTTGTGTGATTTCATCGGCCAATTCGGACACGCCGTAGACACTGCCGCCTGGGCTGTCGATATCGATCAGGATCTGGCTCACCGTGTCGTCGGCCAGTGCACTGCGCAAGGACGAAGCGAATTGCTGGGTGCTGACGCTGCCCGGTCCCGAGACGTCGTCGACCATGTTGCCGCGCTGCGTGATGACGCCGTACAGCGGCAGGACTGCGATGCCACCATTCGATACTGCAGTGGCAGCCTGGCGGCGCGCTTCCCGCACCGCGCGGTCGGCAGCGATGCCAGCGAGCACATCTATGCTGGCCGGCACGTTGTGCGACCAGCGCGCCATCACGGCCGTGACGGCGTTCAAGCGTTCGGGCATCAGTGCCCAGGGTGTCGCCAGGAATTCAGCGATCAGCAATTGATGGTTCATGGTGTCATCCCAACAGAAATCAGTGATGCGGTCAGTCCGGCTCGGTGGATTCCTGAGCGGGCGGTTCGGCCTGTCCGGCATCAACCGCCAAATCTTCAGCCGAGCCTTCCTCAACCATGTTCAGAGGCCGCAGCGGCTCATCTAGACCATCGAGCGGATTCAGGTTTTCCGCGATGCGTGCTTCGTTGCGGGTCAGCCAGCCGTTCTGGATGCCGCTCTGGTAGTACGAGGACCGGCTGGCGGCATCGCCGCGCATCAGATTGGAGAAATCAAACTCCACTTCCAGATCGTCGCCATCGAACAGCAATTCGGACTCGATGCTGGCTTCCCAGCGCTCGGCCCATGGCGTCATGGTGTGCATCACGAACTCGAGGCTCTGCTGCTCGATGTTCGAGAACGTCGCGCGCTCCAGGTCCGCAATCATGTGCGGAGGCACCCGAAACAGCCGGGCGATGTCGGTGATCTGAAATTTGCGCAGCTCCAGGAATTGGGCGTCCTTGTTGGTGACGCCCACTTCGTGGAATTTCATGCCGTTTTCCAGCACCAGCACCTTGCCCCGGTTGGCCCCGGACTGCGCTGCCTGATAGGACTCGCGGAACACCTTCTTGGCCTCGCTGTCCTTGAACGAGCCCGGAAACTCGATCCAGCCACCAGTCGGCTTGGCATCGTTGGCGAAGAATCGCGCGCCGTAGTCCTGTGCGGCCAGCGCCATGCCCAGGCTCTCGCGCGCAAGATCGATCGGGCTCATGCCCATCAAGCCGTCCGACGACAGGCCGCGAAGATGCCAGATCTCACCACGCGGCACGATGGATTGCTCGCCGAGTCGATCCGTCACGCGATAGCGGTAGTCCCCAGCAGGTGTCAATTCCATCTTGATCCGGTCCGGATGGATCGGTACCAGTTCGAGGATCTCGCCGCGACTGTTGGCCACGATCCGGTTGTAGGCATTGCCACGCAGTGCCAGGTGACCCTGC